GGAACAATATGAAACACCTCCTATACATACTCCTACTCTTCACACTGACCTCCACAGCTCAGACTTACAACCTGTCACAGATGTCAGCCTGTGAAGTAAAGCGAGGCGAAGTGATAGGACGTGCAGTGATTAACGACGTTGGCGACATAGTAAAGTTTTCGATAAAGAACGACCCGACTAAATGCCTGGAAATAGACAAACAAAGCCGGTTAATAGTAACGAATGAAAAGCGTTGGCGCAAATTACCGGAAGGAATGTATTTAGTACGTATCCAACTGAAACACGGCAAAGCGTCATTTATTGCAACAGTTAAAGTCTATAAACTATGTTCGACGAACCGCTGACAATACCAGACGCGCAACAGGTCCGCATCACAACTGAACAGGCGGGGGGTTGGCAGGTTGTCGGTTGGGTTCAGGATTCTGGATGGGAAGCGGTTGTAAATAACTACGGGAAATGGGGCAGGATATTAGAGGACGGAACTATGAAGATTAACGGCAAAATGGTGCAGGATAAATCTAAGGCGTTAACGATTGAGTATTCTGGGATGTGGGGCGCTGGGTATGAGTTGGAGGTGCAGAATAGGGCGGCGCTTAGGCATAAAATATATAAAAGGAATAAATACTTAACTAACTTGTAGGGCTATGAAAGGAAAAGAGATTTACATGTATGTACTAGGCGCCGTTGTGATACTTGGATTTATCGCTGTTATGTTATTCCTGATTATTTCAGGCAAATACGAAACCGCGATTAACTTAATGATCGGGGCAATTATTACAATGGCAACAATGGTTGTAAGTTATTTTTACGGTTCATCAAAAGGAAGTTCGGATAAAAACGAAACTATTCGGAATCAATCTGAAAATATTAATAAATAAAACTTTATGCTATGCTAAACAAACTCGAATCAGCACTTGCAAAGCTCGGAATCTGGGCTTTAGGTATTATGTTCACGGCTATTTTCTTAATGGTATCTTTAACTTTTAGCAGTCAGAAATCAGTTGAACAGGCGTTCAATGAGTTTCGTGTGGTGCAATACCGGCACAATGATTATACAATTCGAAGGCTTAGCGCGGATTCTGTGGCATTGAATGAGTTAAAAACAGAGATGAAGGAAATAAAGGCATTTGTAGAAGCGTTTAAAGAATCACCGGCAAAGTGTCAAAAGTTGGAAGCGATTAAGCCGAAAGAATACGAAACTAATATTCACGAAATAGACTTACAAAAATGAGCGCAATAAAATGTAATAGGTGTCAACAATTGTGCGGACTATTGGATATTCCAACCGCCGCAATTCCAAAAGATAATGATACTCCTGTAGCCGGTATCACACCGCAAAATATAACAATGCAGGATATCCGGCCATATTGCCGGAAGAACTATGTAGAACCGGAGGCAGAATGATACTCAAACTCCAACGCCACGCACTCAAAGAAACCTATACCATCGGGAGGTTATTCATTGACGGTGCAAAGTTCTGCGACACATTAGAGGACAAAGTGCGGCCAGACGGCGTAAAGGTGTACGGAGAAACCGCGATTCCTGCCGGCACGTATAAAGTTATCCTAACGCATTCGGCACGTTTTAATCGCGTCTTACCGATATTGGTTGACGTGCCAATGTTCAGCGGTATTCGAATTCACCCTGGCAATGTTGCGGCAGATACGCACGGTTGTATTTTGGTAGGTGTTAACGATTCGAAAGGGCGGATAAGTCGGAGCCGCGAAACGTTTAACAGGTTGTTTACTGAATTGCAAAAAGCTGATGAAATAACGATTGAAATAACGAACCCATGAAAACCCTCCTCCCATTCCTAATCTTTCTGGCCTTCCTTGCTTCGTGCCGGTCGCCGGAAAAAATGTGTAACAAAGCACAGTTGAAATACGAAAAGGCCGCTTATCGTTGGGGTTGTCCGTTGGTGCAACAATCTGACACGGTTTATACTCAAATGATAATCAGAGAACGACACGACACGACTATATTTGTTCGGGTTGCAGCGGATACGGTACGATCGGTTGACACGGTTACAATTCGTAACGGACTGGCTGAATCTGATAAAAGCCGGTTGGATACTAAATATGCGTTTTCGATTGCTTATGTTCATGATTCGCGTTTGTACCATAATCTTTTTCAGAAAGAATCGGTAATAGCTTCAACGATTAAAGATGCGATTCAGAGTAACACTAAAGTTGAATATAAGTACATAAAACAGACTGTAAAAGAAAAGATCAATTACGTTACCGGCTGGCAGTGGTTCCAGATTTGGGGCTTCAGGATATTGTTAATTGTGGTTTTGGGTTTAGTAGCTTGGTTTAAATTGAGGTGAGTTGTTTTGTTTGGTTTGTTTTGTTCCCGCCGGAGTGGTTAACCGGCGGGTTTTTTGTTTTATATTGACAAATGTCAACCAAAATAAGGATAACAATCAGTCGAAAGTGTTATAAATGTCAGCGGTAAATATTAGGATTGTATATACAATTGGTTGTAATTTAGCATCTACAAACTAAGACAAATACTAACTTTAAAACTTCGCAAAATGGAAACAAATTTTAGAAAAGTTCAATTAATAAAAAGATTCATTAACCTGAATCTATTTTATAGCATCCGAATTGGTGCAGGTGATATTGTATTTCAGGGGCATGCTACATCGGCCACATTAGCTTATTTAAAGCAGTGGTTTGATATAAAATTTGATGGAAAGTTTTTAACTGCAAATAGAGGCAATATTGAAATTGTATTAACTATTCCAGAATAAACGACCCTGTTCCTGCGAAGTCAGGCGGAAGCGATAACCGTATAACACTATTTTTATTTAACACTAACAGCTTCTGCCACCGGCTACACGGGCAAATAAAATGACATATAAACTAACTCAGGAATCCGATCCTTTAAACGGAGATACAAAGCACTATATCTGGTGCGATGGGACTTGCCTTGCTTCTTTTACTAATGACGAGAAACAAGCCCGTAAAACGTACGATAAAGCCGTACAGTCAGCAAGGGATAATAAAAAGATAGGAGAACGTAAAACAATACAGGAGGACACGATATGAACCAGTTAACCGAACAATGGCTATTATTCGAAAAAACGAAACTGATAGCGGAAACGATTGAATGTATAATCTTTAATATTAAGTGAAATGGAAACGAAACACACAAAAGGGGAATGGAAGCACGACAGTTATAGTGTATGGACTGAATCTAAAACAGAATTTATCGAAGGAAATATAATTTGCGAAGCACCAGAACACGCAATAAAATCTATGCAGAATTGGAAAGCCAACGCCAAACTAATTGCATCCGCACCCGATTTGCTTCATGCTGCTATATTTTATATTGAAAACTTTGAAAAAGACGATCCGCAAGGAATGACAGGAGAAGCAATATATCACAATTTAAAAGACGCTATCAAAAAAGCAACCGAATAATTAACCAACTTAACACCTACTCAAAATGAAACAACCCCTATTCATCAGACTCGATCACGAACAGATCGAATACGTGAAAAGACAGCCGAATCAATCCGTTTATATTGGCAATCTTATTAAGGCGGATCAGCACAGAGAAACGCGATCGGAATATGTATTTCAACTCATATCCGATATGGTACTGAACGAACCTGATATAGTTGTAAGCATTACCAAGCTTACACGGTTACTGACTGATTCGATTACCGGCGAAGATGTACTGACTGAAATTATGGAAGGAGTGAAGAAATGAGCTGGGGACTCGATCTAAACGGCGGACCATATCACAAAGGTATATGCCCAGAGTGCGGTTCATTCAACGGCGACTGCACAGATGGACTTTGCGAATCCTGCTACGAACTGCAACCTGTTAAGTGTTCCGGTTGTGGTGAACACTACCCTCCGGATGAAATGGTTGGTAGTATCTGCCAAATCTGCTACGACAACGAGCAAGACGAAAAGGCCGGAATACTGGCTGATGTGGGGAGTATTTGGGATGTTAATCATTAAAAATCGAATGTTATGAACGTCGAGGAATGGACTTGCCCGAATTGTGGCGCAATATGGGGATTTGATGAATGGCAATTTGAGGAGTGTAATTGTTGCGGATATCCACATTGTGAAGATTATAATTCTGATATGGACGAAGATGTTGATCCCCCTTATTATGAATACTAACCATTGACAAATCTCAACCGAAACACGGCTAAATGTCAGCGGTGATAGAGAACAGAATGTATATATAATTTGTAATTTAGTAGAAAGAAAAACGAAACGATTATGTGTAAAATTTGCGAAAACAATTTAAGAGTAGCCACAGAATGGGACTGTTTAAGAGTTGAAATAGTAGGGGAGTCTTTGGAAATAGGATACGAAGCCTATTCTACAGATTCATCATTTTCAACTGAAATACATATATTGTATTGTCCTTTCTGTGGGATGAAGCTAACCCAATAACCCCAACCGGAGAACCCGCTACACCACATACTTACAGGTAACAGGTGTGAGCGGGCGCGGTCGGGATAAAAAACAACCACATGACAAACATCACTAAATTCGAAGGCAACATTGAACGCCTCGTTAAACAGGATAAAATAATGGTGGCTCTTAACCAGGAGCCGCCGGCGGAATGGGTAAAAAAGCACCCGTTTATTAAAGACTTCAACTATCTGCCTATTGAGCGGGTAGAATGGTTGCTCAAAACATTCTTTAAAATCAATTACAAAATTGAGGTTATCAAAACCGGAACCCTGTTAAACGCTATCGAAGTAACGGTTCGGGTACATTACCGGTATTCTGATTCTGAAGAGTGGTATTATCACGACGGAGTAGGGGCAAAGGAGATACAAACCAAATCCGGCACTGGCAGTTTATTAATGGATATGTCAAACGTAAACAGGGGAGCGGTTGAAATGGCACTTCCTATTGCTAAGACTATTGCAATTAAAGATGCTTGCGATCATTTCGGTAAACTATTCGGGGCTGATTTGAACCGTAAACAGCAAATGACTTATTCAGAAGACACTAAACTACAACCGATTGAAATAGGCAGCGAATTGTTTATAAAAATGAAAGCGGCTGTAAAATCTGGTAGTTATACGATTGAACAGATTGAAAAAAAATATACACTAACTGACGAAGTAAAGGAGGCTCTTAATGAAAAAATTTAAACTCCGTGCATCATCCGCCGGAACATTAGTTCCAAACGGCAAAGGCTGCCTTATCTCAGTAGGTGGTAAAACCTACCTTAAAGAGTGGTTAACATCCGAAATTTATGGCGTTCAGAAGCAAATCAAATCTAAATACATCGACAAGGGTGTGTTTATGGAAGATGAAGCTATAAACCTTACTGTAAAAATGTTAGATATTAAATTTGCTTTGAAAAACGAGGCTAATTTTGAAGATGAATATTTTACCGGAACTCCGGATATGATTCTGGAAGATATGATTATTGATATTAAAAATTCATGGGATTGCTTCACGTTTCCGTTATTTGAGAACGAAATACCAAACATGGATTACTACTATCAACTACAGGTGTACATGCACCTGACAGGCAAACGTAAAGCTAAATTGGTTTATGTTCTGCTGGATACTCCGGCAACTAATTGGGATGCTGGCATTATTTACCAGGTTGAAGATAAAAGGCGAATAAAGTCGTTTGATGTTGAGTGTGATCCGGCTGTGATTCAGTCATTACAGTTGAAAGTTATCGAAGCGCGCGGCATATTAACCGAAATGGAAGAGAAGTTTTTGTTTTGATTCTTTACAATGGCACATAACGCACAGGGCTATATACAGGGCTACCCGAAGTAAAATTGAAAATTCAAAGTAATAGTTTTAATAATGCTAAAATAACTCAAAAATGGAAGAAAATTCAATAGTAAGAGAAAATCTAATGCACAGAGATGGTTACTCCCCGTATTGTGGGAATATGGATGATTGTATAGCTGGCGCACCAAGAACACAATGGGATGAAAATAAAAGTCAGTTTGTTTGCCGATGTGGTTGGGTATCTGAATTTCCTGATGATTTCATAATCAGGTATAAGAAAAAATGGAACAAATAACTGCCTTCTCGTTAACCATATTATTAAAACTATGCAATGTATGTTGCGCCCTTTCATTATTGCTGATACGTGCCGCCTTGTATATAGCCGTTGTTATGCACTGCTGTTCCATTGTTTCTCTTCTTCCGCACCTACGACCTTTTACAGTAGTGCATAACGCTCCGATGCTATGCACTGATTAATAGTTACCTAAAATACTCATTTAACCTAAATATTGAGAAATTATGAAAAATACAGAAGATTATAATGAAGGGCTTTACTTTGGAATAAGAATATGTAATGCAGAATTGCAGGAATTGTTAAATAATGCCTACAGAGAGTTTAATAAGCTAAAGCGAATTAATAAAGCTGATATGGTTAGAATTTTTGCCAATTTATCTGGCGAAAGTTTAGGTGATGAAGTGAATCCGTGTATGGAAGATGCCGAACCCACGCGTACCACTCAAAACATTTAATTGATTCTTAGCGCATGTTAGTGGCTGGCGGATTATTAAAATACCGAACCTAAGATTATCTTTTTTCTTTCCGCTTGCCACTAACGAATGGTGCTATATTTTCGGGCTGGCACGTTGAACTAAATGTCCCGAATTACTTGTAAAACACACAGACTGAAATATAGCACGTGTTATACACTGTAGAAAAACAACGCTCAATTTACCTAAGTTAAAGAAATTATGAAAGTATTAGTAGCATGTGAAGAAAGCCAGGCAGTAACAATCGAATTGCGAAAGTTAGGTATTGAAGCCTGGAGTAATGATATTAAAGAATGCACCGGAGGACATCCTGAATGGCATATTGTGGGAGATGCAATAAAAGAGGCTTATAGCGGAAAATATGATATGATGATTGCACACCCGCCATGCACCTATTTATCAAATGCAGCTGTTGGTTATTACAATATTGACAGGTACGGACAAAAGGCAATTGACCGATGGAAAAACAGAATTGAAGCTGCTGAATTTTTCTTACAACTTTGGCGGGCCCCGATTGAAAAAATATGTATTGAAAACCCGGTAGGCTTTATGAATAGCACTTTAAAGGCTAATCAAATTATACATCCGTATTATTTTGGAGATAGCGACAAAAAAAGAACTTGCTTCTGGCTTAAAGGATTACCGCCTTTACAATACGCAATGATTGATAATTTATTTCTGGACAGAACCGCAAGCGATGAACCACAACCGACATACATTGATAAAAGCGGAAAACCGAGATATTTTACAGATGCAATGTTATCAACCGGAGAAAGCCGGCAAACGCTGCGGAGTAAGACATTTAAAAAAATAGCCGAAGCAATGGCCGAACAATGGGGCCGAGCATTGGAACTCGTCTAACCATGTTGTTTTTTCTATTGTGTATAACGATAAGGCTATGACCAGTAGATTTAATTACCTCAAATACTCAATTTACCTAATTTAAAATAAAATTAACCATGAAAAAAGTAACGATTGAAATTACCCCTAAAGGATGGACTACAACAGTTCAATTAGGT